CCATGCTTTTCAGCAACTTCTTTCATTTGCTGACGCCTCAATTCATAAACTTCACGTCCATGAAAGAACCACTCCAAAAGAGCACCATCAATGTTGCACGCACACTGCTCATCAGGTGTTAACTGGGATTTCATCCCAACATGCAATGATTTGAAAATTGAATCTTCATCCAATGCACCAGTGGTGCAATCCAAATCTTCTTGGTAAGTACTCTTCATTTTGAGAAAGTCCACTTCATCCAAACTCATGAAAGCTCGAGGTTCTGAAGACTTGTCGGGCATGGTCATCACCAACTGCATTGAAGCACAAAATTTCGCAACGGAAATATGGTTATACTCGTCCAATTTACTTGAACCAATAGAGTCATCACCATATGTCATCAACCGCACGAAGTCTTCAAATGACAGATTAGGAAACAAATTGAAAAAGGCACACCTATGAATAAGGCTATTTACAATGCCATTTATATACACTGTCAAGTTGTTTCCAGATGGATTAATACCATGAAATTCGACCAAATCACCATTGAAGTCAATGATGGGGTAACAGATCTCTGTGGCTAGCGCAGCCATCAGTTCCCTATCTTCATCAGTATATCCACTACACCATTTGGACATCTCAATAAAGACACGAAAAGCTGCAAACGTAAATTGGGCAGGAAGAGTCACATCGTATTTAGAAAAATCTCCAGCAACTATTCTATCATGCCCAAACTCAGCAACATGGTTGATCATCTGCTCCCATTCAGGAGAATAAGGATTAATGCCTACACCGCATTCTGAAGCAAGTGGAACAATGGACAACATTCTGCACAAAGGCAGAAATAATTGACGAACAAGAAGTTGACAAGCGAGAGGTGCACCCTCGAAAATTCTTTGTTTGACTTTGGATACTTTAACAGGCTCGTCTTTCAAACTTCCTTTGGCAATTGTCCATGCTCGCTCACCTTTCAACAAGGCTTCTTTTACCTGCTTAACTTCTTCCCAAACTTCATCGACAAATGTTCTTGGGCACGCATGTTCCTTTGTTGGGGGGAGCTCTACCACCAAGCTCTCCTTCTTCCCCTTTAGAGGAACTCCAGCTGCTGTCTTCATCTTCATAGCATCGATAAAACGTTCACCATCAATACCACTGACAGTCTCAATTTGATTAAGAGGACCAATCTCCTTAGACTTAGTATAAAACTGAGTCTTCTCTTTCAAATTATCAACATAACTGTCAAACGCCTTAGACAACAAATCTGGATTACACCCAGAACTAGGACATGTCATGATCTCTGCATAGGTTCGCCATGGATCTGCTTCTTTCGTTTTTGGAGGGCCATAATTACATGGTGCCTCACAAACTTCTGCAACAGTATCAGAAATCTTCAACTTATGTACAGAACTGTGAAAAGAAGCTCGGTTAGGACGAGAACCCAAGAACTTGTAACATCCCCCTTGCAATTGAAATACACTTTTAGGGTGCATCTCAGGAGAGATGTTCAAATCTTGACCATATTGTTTCCAGGGATAAGGAGTTTCGCTCGTAGACAAAATCACGAACTTTTTCTCCTTCAACAAGGTGATAGCATCGTTAAGCATTTTCTGAGTAAGATGACTTGCTACACCTGTAGTCTTTTCTGGAATACCTGCCAAGTGAACACCAGCAATAACGTTCTCACGACCTGCAGTAATAGTGACAGAACAACAATCTCCATTCCGAGTGCCTCGTTTGATCTTGTACTTATGACCGTTGACTTCTCTTCCTTCGGACAAGGTGGAAACTCTTTCAGCCTTAATTTGACACATTTCTAGTTCAGCATCTCTAGTTTTATGTACAAAATAGCCATTAAAATCATCCACAAATTCCAAAGGGAAAAAGTCAGTAATGTCTTTCCAATCACCACCAGCTGGAAACCAACAAAGTCCCATATCCGAATTCCCAATCCGTAGGCAAGTGTGCTCTGAGATCCAATCAAAGAAGTCTCCACCATGTTTTCCTTCCGGATGTCTTTTCATATGAACTTGCGTTCCATAACACTGTGAAATCACATGCCATGGTAACAAAGCCACATTCGACTTTAGGAACAATGCATTGGAAACTTTCTTCAAATCTGGACCAAAAGAGCAGAAAGCGAGATTGTTAAATGCCAAGGCACTCAAATCATGCACATTAATAGTCTTAGACTTTTGTGTACACGAAATTTTCCTGATCCGCTTGTCAGGATCGTGCCATTGATGGTCATCGGCAATTTGCCTCACCTTCTCGGCTTCCGCATCTCTTTCCATCACTTCACCCATGTTTTGGGGAGCAAGATTTCCTTGGGCTTCATACTTCGCTTTGCAGAGCTGAATCACACCATACAATGGTTTAGCAGCAGCAAACATAGCAAAAGCAGCAGCCTGCCAATGATCTCGATATCGTTGAAACAAGAAAGGCATCGCATTGCGCTCATATACAACATGTCTCATACTCCGTTCATAATGTAGCCGCGCTCCAAACCCTACCAGTATTGTCAGTATTAC